AAGAAATTAGAATTAAAGCAGAAAAAACAATTGGAGAACCAGTAGAATTAATAGATTCTTTCATTGAAGATTATCCAGGGGAAATTAACAAATCTATACCGGTTTGGTATTTAGGAAAGTCAATACAATTTCTTTCACAGGCTGATATTGCATACTTCGGTGGAGATTGGAGAAATGCAAGAGGTTGTAAAATTGAACATGAAATTGCTAAAGAATACGGAATTGATAGAATAGAAGATTAATGGAGGTAAATTAAATGAATGAAAAAGAATTTTTAGAATGGTGTAAACAAGAAGTATGTAATTATACTAATAAGCATTTAGAAAAAACTGATAAAAAGGAAATTACAGTTGATGATGTATTTATGGTGTGGAGCTGTAAAACTCTACAGAATAATAAAGCATTACTTAGTACTATTCTATCTGATGGAATGTATTATGAGTGTACATACAATGGAGATAAAAAAGAAATGTATGTAGATGCCTATAAGAAATGGGAAAACTACAAAGTTGGAAAAACAATTAAGTCTTAGAAAACTAAGGCTTTTTATTTTGCCCTAAACATGGCTTAAACTGTTTGAATTAAATAAATAATGTCCCAGGGTTCAAATGAGGTTTGGGGGATGGAGGATTATATGTTAAAGAAGGAGTTATTAGAAAAAATTAAAAATGCTAAAGATGATGAGGATATAAACGCTCTATTGTCAGGTACCGATATAGAGGATCAGTTTAAATCTAGTGGACTTACGCTAGAGGCCTTTAAAGGAAAACTAAAAGAAAAAGATTATAAAGCTTTTTTAGAAAGTGAAAATGATAAATATTTTAATAAGGCTTTAGAAACTTGGAAAACAAATAACTTGGAAAAGGAACTAGAACCATTTATACAAACTAAATATCCTGACTTAGTTACAGATCCAGTGCAAAAACAATTGTTAGAAGTCCAAAAAGAATTAGCTGCTGCAAAGGCTGAAGCAGCTAGAGAAAAAATATTAACTCAAGCTATAGCTTATGCTAGTGAAAAGAAATTGCCAACAAGTTTTGTAGAAAAATTCTTAGGTGAAGATTTAGATTCCACTAAGGCTAATTTAGATGTTCTTGCTACTGATTGGGCAAAGGGTCTTGAAATCATAGTGAATGATAAGATGAAACAATCTAGTTATGTACCAGGTAATGGAGCTGATGGAAATCCGGTTTCAATAGGAGCTTCAATGGCTGCTCAATTAAATAATAAAAATGCTGTTCCGAGTGACCCTTGGGCAGGTAAAAAGGGGGAATAAATAATGAATTTTAAAAAAATATCTTACACAAATGATATGGAAATATTAGTAACTGAAGCAAATTTAGTAACATTTACTGGAACTGTCTTAGCAACTAATGTAACTGTTGGGGATGAAAATGGAAAAAAATATGTAACTTCAGGTTCATTAATTGATGATAATGGAAATGTTGTTAAGTCAACAGGGTCTCTTGGTTCTGAAACTTTAACAACAACTCCAGTTGGAGTTCTTTATAAGACTATTGATGTAACTGATGGTGATCAACCATGTTCATTGATAGTTGAAGGTTATTTAAGAGCAGATAGAGTTCTTGATGGAATACCTGCAAAAGCAATTGAAAAAATTAAAGCTGCATTGCCAAAAATAACATTTAGATAATAAGAGGAGGAATGAAATATGCCAAGAATTGAAGAAGTATTTAACACAAAAGAATTAATAAATTATTTTAAAGAAAGAAAAATAGCGCCTATGTTAGGGGAGAGTTTATTTCCTGAAAGAAAGATTCAAGATATTGAATTTGATATGATTTTAGGTTCAGGAGGTCTTCCGGTAAGTGCTGAGGTACATGCATTTGATACGAAAACTCAATTAGCGAGTAGAGAGGCAATTGAAAAAGGGGTAGCAAGCTTAGCTCTTATTAAAAGACAGATTAAAGTTACAGAAAAGGAATTAATAAAGATTCAAAATCCAAGAACTGATACAGAATTAGCTTTTGTTTTGTCTCAACTTTATAATGATTCTGAAAAGTTAGTTGAAGCTGTAAAAGTTAGAGTAGAAGCTATGAGAATGGAAGTTTTATCTTCAGGTAAATTAAAGATAGAAGAAAATGAAGTTAAGGTTACTCTTGATTATGGAGTTCCATCTGCTAATAAAAAATCTTTTAATTGGAGCGTTTTAACTACTGTTAAACCACTTGATGATTTGACAACTTTAGCTGATGCTGTTGAAAATACTTCAGGAACTAGGCCAACAAGAGCTTTGACTTCTAGAAAGATTGTAAGAGCTATATGTAGTTCTGATTCTGTAAGGTCAGCTATCCATGGAGTTAATTCAGATAAGATTGTTACTTTAGCTCAATTAAATGAGTTATTAGTTCAATCGGATTTACCACAATTGGTTGCTTATGAAGGTAAATATAAGAAAGAAGCAGCAAAAGGATTTAATACAATAAGATATTTCCCTGAAAATGCAATTTCTATGTTTGGACCTGAAATTTTAGGAGAAACAATTTATGGGTTAACCGCTGAAGAAGTAAAATTAATTGGTGATGGTAATATGGATCAAGCTGAAATGGTAGGAAATATCTTTGTTGGAGCTTACACATCCATAGATCCTGTTGGAGAATTTACTAAAGCAGTAGCTACAGCATTACCTTCTTTCCCTGGTGGAGAAGAATTAGGGATAGGAACTATAACATTAGCTTAATTTAAGGAGGATTAATTTCCTTCTTTTTTATTTATAAAGGAGGGATTGTATGACTTTAGAAGAAAAAAATCAAGCTAAGGCAATTTTAGTTATAAGAAATTATCTTAATAAAGATTTGAGTGATTCTTATATATTAAATAACTATAGCTTGGCAATAGATCAATTAATTGAAAATGCTACAAAGCTACAAAATATAAAAGTTTCTGGAGTTAAGTCATTTTCGGAGGGGAATCAAAGTATGAGTTTTGAAACTGGTGCTGAAGCCTGGACCATAGCTCCTGATGTTAAGGCCTTTTTACCTACTCCGTTTGTAAGGATGTGGTGATATGGCAGTTTTATTTAAAAATGCAGATATAACTATTTACAACAAGTATTATGATTTATCAAGTGACATTTATAGGTACCAAAGGACAATTATTAAAGGTGTGAACTGGCAAGGTAAAAGAAATGGAACTGTATCTGAAAAGGGACTATTGCTTGCTGATAGTACACTTATTTTTATAGATAAGTTAGATAATTATGTTAGTCCTAAAAAATTTGCTAAGATGCAACCTATTGAAAGAGGAGAATGTTTTGCTTTTGGAATTGGCGATAAAATTGTTAAAGGTAAGGTTGAGTTTGATGTATCAGGAATAAAGCCTTATAGTATTGCTGATTTAGAAAAAGAATATGATGATGTTATAACAATTAAATCTGTTACTGAATTTTCAGGACATTTCCAGGTAGAAGGTGTCTAATGGCTACTAATGTAAGAATTAAAATGGATGATACAGGCAAAATTCTTTTAAAAAGATACCTTAATAAAAATGGTCAAGCTCAAGAAAGATTTACTAAAGAAGTAGCTAAATGGAGCAACAACTATGTTCCATTTAAAACTGGTAGGCTTAAAGATATGATGGTTGAAATAGATACTAGTAAGATTACTTACAATGCTCCATATGCGAAGAAACATTATTATGGAAATAAAGGTAATGGTAAACAAGGAACGTCTTTAGGAGGACTTAGAGGTAAGTTTTGGGACAAAAGAATGTGGAATGATAAAGGAAATGACATAGTTAAATCTATAGCACAATTTGTAGGAGGTAGAAGTAAATGATAATAAATAAATTTAGATATTTTTATAAATATGGTTCGCCTAGCATACCAGGTTCCTTAATAAAAAATATGATATATAAAATTTTATGGAGATTAAATTTTATTAATTCTCCAAGTATGAGGTCCTACAAAGAATATATTGCTTATAAAAAAATGTGGTTTGAGGTTGGTGATGTTATTGATAATTAAAGCATTAAGAAATTATATAAGGACTTGTCCTAATTTAGATACCTTTAACAATGCTATAAGAGTTAATGTAAATTATCTAGAACCTAATCCAGATACTTATTCCATAGAAGAAGTTCCTATAGAGCCTATAGTAAAAAAGTATGTTAATGGTGATAGTATAAGACAATATGCTTTTATATTCACTTCTAGGGAACCTTATGGAATAGATGTGTTACAGAATATAGATAACTCAGGATTCTATGAAAAATTTGCTGATTGGATTGAAAAAAATAATGATAATGCTATATTTCCATTGTTAGATAATGGATTAGAATCTTTAGAAATTAAGGTTACAAGTACTGGATATGCTTTTGCAGTAACAGAAGATACTGCGCAATTCCAGATACAATTAAAATTGAAATACTTTAAGAAAGGAATGAATTAAATGGCAATTAGAAAAAGAAAAATACAAGCTAACTATATGAAGATTAAGGAAGCTTTTGAATTATTAGGAACAGGATTCACGGAGTTAAATGAAAGTCCTTCAGCTCAAACTACTTCTAAGAGGTATATTAACCAGTCAAGCTCAAGTCAAAGTGTAACAGGTTATGAGTGGAGCTCTAGTTTTAATACGGACCAGATAGTTTCTGATAAGGCTATTGAATATATTAGAGATATTGGAGAAATGCAAAAGACTGGTGCTGAAACCGAAACAGAATATCTTATAGTTGATTTAGATAAACCAGCTACAACAGAAGGATCATATAGAGCTAGGCAGTTTAAAGTTGCTATTGCAGTAGATAACTTTGATGATAATGATGGAGAATTAGGCATCAGCGGTAGTTTCTTGGGACAAAGTGATCCAGTTGAAGGGACTTTTACAGTAACAACGAAAACATTCGTTACAGGTTTTGAACCTAAAGTAGCAGAGTAGCAGAATAGGAGGAATAATTAATGGTAGTTAATGGTGTTGAATTAGAAGACATTGATATATTAGAAGCGGATGAATCAGAAAGATTTGAAAATGCTATTGAGAAAGTTAAAGAGATTGAAAATATGGAGTGTTTAAAAAATAGTGAAGCGATAAGAATGATATGTAATTCAATATTCGATTGTTTCAATGATATTTTTGGGGAAGGTACGGATAAGAAGGTATTTGGTGATAAAGTTAATCTTTTAATTTGCATAGAAGCATTTGAAGAGTTAATAGAAACAGTTAGAAAATCAAATGAAAAAGCAGAAAAGTTTTTCTCTAAATATTCACCAAATAGAGTTCAAAGAAGAAAAAAATAATGAATATATTAATAGATATTTTACCTGAAAAAGTTAAAATAGATGGAAATGATTATAAGGTAAATTCAGATTTTAGAACCTCAATTATTTTTGAAACATTAATGCAAGATGCTAATATAGATGATAAAGAAAAAATCTATATTGCACTTGAATTATACTATCTGAATATACCTTGTAACATTAATGGAGCAATAGATAAAATGTTATGGTTTTATAGGGGTGGAAAAGATATAACATCACAAAAGGGAAATGGAAAAGGTAAGAGCCTAACTCAAATTTATTCATTTGAACATGATGATGATTATATTTATGCTGCGTTTATGGATCAATATAAAATTGATTTACAAGATATTAAATACCTTCATTGGTGGAAGTTCAAGGCTATGTTTAAAGCTTTGAAAGAAGATAATGAGATAGTTAAAATAATGAGTTATAGGAGTATGGACATATCTAAAATAAAAGATAAGGAACAACAATCTTACTATAAAAAAATGAAAAAGATTCACGAAATACCTAGGAGTAAAGATGAAATAGATAAAATAAATGAAATTGAAGAAGTACTTTTTAATGGTGGAGATTTAAGTGGATTGATATAAATATTGCAGAAAAGGTGTTTAGTTAATTTAACTAGGCACTTTTTTATTTTTATAAAAAGGCAGGTGATAACATGGCTGATGGGTCTATTGTAATTGATACTATATTAGACAGCAAAGGCGTAGAAGATGGTGTAAATCGACTTAAAAATAGTTTTGATAAAGCAGAAAATGCTAGCAAAGGACTTGCAAAGGGGTTTTTAGTTACAGGATCTGCAGCAGCAGCTGTAATTACAGGGCTTACTTTAAAAGGCGGGTTTAACAGAGCAATGGCTATTGAGGAGGCTCAATCTAAACTTAAAGGCTTGGGTCATGACACTAATACTATAAAAGAAATTATGAATAATGCACTTGCTTCAGTTAAAGGAACCGCCTTCGGATTAGGGGACGCAGCTTCATTAGCTGCGCAATTAGTTGCAGCAGGAATAGAACCGGGAGAAAGATTAGAAAAAACACTTAAAACGGTTGCAGATACAGCAGCTATAAGTGGTAGAGGTATTGGAGAGGTTGGATTAATATTCTCTAAAGTAGCAGCTAAAGGCAAGATACAGGGCGGAGAAATGCTTCAATTAATGGAATCAGGTATTCCAGTTTTGCAAATGTTAAGCACCAATACAAAAGTGACAGAAAAGGCTATGGCAGAATTCGGGGACAGTAGCACCGAATCTATACAAAAACTTGTCAGTTCGGGGAAGGTTAGTTTTGAAGAGTTCGAGGAATCTATGAGGACGAATGTAGGTGGCGCAGCGCTCGAAATGGGTAACACTTTTAGAGGGAGTATAAGTAACATAAAAGCAGCACTTGGAAGAGTAGGGGCGGAATTAGTTGCACCATTTATGGATTGGGTAGTTGTTATTTCAAAAAGCTTAATACCTGCTATTGATAGTATAGGTGGGAAGATAACTGAAACAATACCAAAAATAGTTGATTTTTTACAAAATAGTGATGCAGTAACACCGATTTTATATGCTATTGCAGGGGCTATCACAGCAGCTGTTATCCCTGGTCTAATAGGCATAGGAGTTGCGGCAGTTACAGCAATGGCACCTTTATTGCCATTTATGGTAGCAGGAGCTGCTTTGGCAACAATATTCTACGGAATTAAAAATACAAGCGGAATAGCTAAAGGAGCTTTAATAGCTTTGGGAGTTGTTGTAGGAACTTTTACTGCAAGTATGATAGCTTTAACAGTAGCCTCTAAAGTTTCAACATTAGCTCAATCATTAGGAACGGCTGCTACATTAGTAAAAACTTCGGCAATGGTAGCGTCCACGATAGCAATTAAAGCAGTAACTGTAGCACAATGGTTATTAAACGCAGCATTAACTGCAAATCCAATTGGTCTTGTAATAGCAGGAATAGTTGCATTAGTCGCAGTATTGGCAATATTGTGGAATAAAAATGAAGGTTTTAGAAATGCAGTAATAGGTGCTTGGAACGCTATTTTAGATACTGGTAAGGCAGTATGGGATTGGATAAATAAATTCTTTACAGAAGATATTCCAAATGCTTTTAATTCTGTTATAGATTACTTTAAAGGTATTCCTCAATGGTTTGGTGAATTATGGAATAGTGTGTTAGATACTTTTAAAGAATGGGGGAATAATATAAAAGCCTTCTTTACAGAAACTATACCTCAAATAATACAAAATGTAGTTGATTGGTTTAATGAATTACCATACAAAATTGGATATGCTTTAGGATATGCACTTGGAACTATAGTAAAATGGGGAATTGATTCATGGAATAGCTTTATAGAAACTTGCTCTAATATTTACACAAGTGTTACAGAATGGTTTAGTAAACTTCCTAGCTTAATATGGGGATTTTTAACAACTGCATATACAAACATAATTACATGGGGAACAAACACCTGGAACAAATTTATTGAAACTTGTAAAAATGTGTATGATTCGGTTAAAGAATGGTTTAGTAAGTTACCGGGGCTTATTTGGAACTTTTTAGTTAATGCTTATAATAATATTGTAAAATGGGGACAAGATACAAAAGCGAGTATGTATGACGCGGCGAATAAAGCGATAGACGCAGTAATTGATTGGTTTAAGAAGTTACCAGGAGAAATTTGGACTTGGTTAGTTAATACTATTGCTAAGGTTACCCAATTCGCTAAGGATTTAGGCAATAAGGCTCGTGAGGCAGGAACTAATATGGTTACTAATATAATTAATGCAGTTGCAAATCTACCTTCTCAAATGGCAGAAGTAGGCTCTAATATAGTCCGTGGAGTTTGGGATGGTATTGTTGGAATGGGAAGTTGGATTAGTGATAAGGTTAGTGGCTTCTTTACTGGAATAGTAGATGGTGCTAAAAGTGCTTTAGGAATACATTCACCTTCGAGAGTTTTTAGAGATCAAGTAGGTAAATACATGGCGCAAGGTGTTGGAGTTGGTTTTGAAGATGAAACTGATAATGTAAAAAAATCCATGGAGAATGACTTATCTGGCTTAGTTGCTAAAATGAGTGCTACAGTTGATTATGAAACTGCTATGACTACTGCTAGGGTTATTACCCGTAATGATATTTTAAGTGGTGGAACAGAAGATAATAATGATACTTCTAAAGATAATCTTATAACAGTAGTAGCTAAACTTATTGTAGATAGTAAAGAGTTTACTCAAACAGTTGTAGCGCCTAATCAAGATATTTTGACTGATTATTATGAAGGGAGGTAAGTAAATGTTAAAAGACGGAGAATTATATTTTAATAACAATACGAGTTTAAGTTTGAATTTATTTTTAGAAAATTATCCTTCCATCCCAATAACAAATGAAGAGTATGAAGAAATCCAGGTTGAAGGTAGAAGTGGAAATTTAATAATAAATAAAGGAACTTATCCTGATAAAAAAATACCTTTTACATTTACTATTTTATCCCCTAGGATTGATATAGACTTTGAATCAATTTATGAATGGCTTACTGAAATTGAAGATAATAGGCTTGTATTCGGTAGAGAAGATAGATGTTATAAAGTTAAGAAAGTTATTTTTGGTAATATACAAAAAGAGTTTAGGACCATAGGGGAGTTTGATGTAATTTTTCTATGTGAACCATTTACACAAGATTTAAGTAAGGCAGTACATGAAATGACTTCGAGTGGATTTAAAATAAATTATAATGGTACTGCTCCAGGTGATACTTTAATAAAAGTTTATGGTAATGGAAATATTCAATTAAATATTAATGGTGAAACAATGAAAATTAATAATGTAGCTAATTATGTAGAAATTGATAGTGATTTAATGCAAGTAAGAAATCAAAACGGAACCTCTAAGGATGATGATACTTTAGGGGATTTTATTTTGCTTGAAAAAGGTATAAATACAATTTCTTATACTGGTGCAGTAACAAAAATAATATTGGAATATACCACAAAATATAAGTGTTAGGGGGAATGTAAATATGAAAAAACAAATAAAAGTAGCTTATTTCCCTTCTGATACCCCTAAGAATAAGGTTTTAGGTAGCAATGGTAAAAGTTTAGATAAATATTGTATTAAATGTATTCCTGATGAAGATTTAAGTACAGGAAATTATATTGTTGATTTAACTTTTTTAATTGATGATAATATACAGAATCTATTACAGGAAGAAGCTATTTTGAAGGTTCTTTTAGACTATGGAAATGAAGAGTTTAGAATATCTAAAGTTACAGTAGGAACTAGATATATTGAGGTTGTAGCAAGACAAATAACTATAGCTGATAGTTTAACATTGTGGTTAGAAGATGTAAGGCCTACTAATCTTAATGGCCAATCAGCAGTAAGTTGGATGTTGGATAAGGCTGAAGGTAATAAAGAAATACAAATAGTTTCTGACATAGATACATTTACTACAGCTTATTACCAACGCATGAGCCTATATAAAGCTTTGCATGACAATGATAACTCTTTCTTAAAGCGCTGGGGTGGAGAAGTTCAAAGACGAGGATATACGATTTATATTAATAAACGTGTGGGCGTAGATAGAGGATTTACTATAAGAGAATGTAAAAACCTTACTGGCTTTGAGTGTAGTTCTAATATAGATAATTTAGTCACTAGAGCAAGAGGACAAGGCTTTAATGGAATATTAGGTAACTATATAGATAGTCCTCTAATAGGCTCTTATAATCGTATATACACTAGTGTAATTAAATATGAAGATATTAAGCTTAAAGATGAAAATAATGAAGAAGGTTATGACACTTTAGAACAAGCACAGGCTGAATTAGATAGGCGAATAAATGAAGAGTTTTCTAAAAATGATATAGATAAAATTAAAGCTAGTTATACTATTAATTTTGTACAATTAGAAAAAACAGAAGAATATAAAAATTATATAGCAGCTGAAAGATTATTTATAGGCGATACTTCCAGAGTTTATATTCCTAAATTAAATGTAGATATAAAAGTAAGAGCTATAAGTAAGAAATATGATGTCCTAGCTCAAAAAACTAAAGAAATCAAATTAAGCAATTATATAGAAGTTAAAGCTCTAAGTATTAAAGAAATAATAAATAGACTAGAAAATATTGATAGCACAGATACAGTTCTACAAATGGCAAAAGATAATGCGACTGCTTTAATAAAAGCAGGATTAAAAAATTCTAACGCAATCGTTAGAGAAAATGAATTTTTAGTAATGGATACTAAGGACATTAATACTGCAACTAATGTATGGAGATGGAACAGTGGAGGATTAGGGCACTCTAAAACAGGGTATTATGGTGAGTTTGGAACTGCTATAACTCAAGATGGTGCAATAGTTGCAGATTTTATAACTACAGGAGTACTTAATGCAGCGCTAATAAAAACAGGATTATTACAAAGTTTTAATGGAAATTCTTGGCTTAATATGACAGATGGAACCTTTGATTTTGCCAAAGGAAATTTAGCTTTTGATGGTACTAATTTGACTATGATAGGAAAGATTATAAATGTTTTAAATGGAATAGGAATCGAGCTAAATCAAGGTGGTTTAAAAATTGTAACTCAAGGAGAAAATGTTGGAGGGATAAGAGGTACTTATTTTGCAGCTAATGAAAAGATAAATGGTATAAATTTAACAACTTTAAGGGATGGAGATTATATAGATATTTCATCAACTGAAAATGAAGATTTTGCAGGACTTGTTAAATACTCAACAAAATTTAGAGTTGCAATGATTGAACATGAGTTAATGAATAATTTTAAAGGTATTCAACTACTAGATAATGTTATGCTTAAAAACGGAAAGATTTTCAAAATGGAATCTACTGACAGTAACAAAGAAAATTGGCACGAAGTTTACAACTCCACAGGAGGTTATTTATGTGAATTTGGGGATAATGGAATTTTGCTAGGCTACAAAAGTGGTTCTGAAAGAGTTACAGCAATAGATATTAGTGAATTTCCTAACCAATACGGAAGCCAAATCAAGATTCATAAGCAAATTAGTTTACTTAACAATAATATTACTAGTGTTAACGATATATATAGACATGCAGATTCTGGAAGGTATTATCACGACGGTTGGTGTGGTTCTATAGAGGCTACCGCAAAGAGAATATCTAATTTAAATACTTTTTTTGATAGTGGTTGGTATGGATTTGGGGAAGGGGCAAACGGAGCTCCTGTAACTTGGGGTGTATTACTTCATACAAAATTAAGTTCAAATGATTTTTCACAGTTAGTAATTGGAACTGATAATAAAATGTACACTAGATGGTGGGTTAATAATGGATGGACTGGCTGGGTGCAGAGGTAGGTGATTAAATGAATAAGGTTTATTGTAATAAAGAAACTAATATGGTAGAGCAAATAATAAATATAGATATTAATAAGAATTGGTCGGAAGATTGGTTTTCCAACTGCTATGTTATAGATGATCCTGAAAATAAAATATCTACTTACAATCTTAAATACAATAAAGAAAAAGAATTATTTGAAGTTATAGAAGGTTTAAAAGAAAAAGATGAAATTGAAATTATGCCTTCTGATATAGAAAGCCTAAAAAAAGAAAACGAAAGTTTAAAAAAAGAAATTGAAGAAATAAAAAATATGATTACACAAACTTTTATGAAGGAGTGATTAGATGAAAAATAATACAGAGAGAAAAACTATTAATGTAGATAATCCTAATTTAATGCCTTTATGGACATTTAAACAGGACGATGATGTAATTTTGAATTTATCTTTATTTAAAGAATCGGTTCCATTTGATATTTCAGGCCAAAAAATAAGGCTAGGAGCTAAGACCTTTAGCGGGTTAAAAGAACAAATAGACGGATTTGATATTAAAGGAAATAATTTAGATATAAAATTAAAAAATACGATTTTGGTACCAGGACTTGTAGAAATAGATTTAGAATTTATAGATGTGGGAGGGAAAATGACTTCTACATCTTTTTTTGTTAATGTAAATTCAAGAGTACTTAATGATACTGCTGTTCAGGCAACAAATGAATTTGATACATTTAAAAAGACAGTAGAAGAAATTACAACTGATTATAAAGGCCTTAGAAGAATAGTAATTGATGAAAATAATGCAGCTAATCTACAGGATCAGGTCAATAAAACTAATTCGCAATTGGAACAGATTGTTCAGCAAAAAGCCAATGGAACAGACTTAAACCAACTAAAAGGACAAGTCAATACTATTTTAAAAGATAATGCAGATGGACTAAAAGATAATGAATTAATCGCAACAAGAACTAACACAAAAGGATTAACATTTACAACATCAAATAAAAGATTGGATAAATCAGAAAAAGACTTTTTTGAATTTAAAAACAATATAAAATACAACTTGAATTTATTTAGTGGCGAAGTAGAGCAAGGAAATATACAAGATTCTGATGGGACAATATCACAACCTGAAAATGTAAACAGACTGTGTACTAATTTTATTGAAGTAATACCTTTCAATAAATTATATAGTAACTTTTTTAGTAAAACAACAGTAGGATTTGCATATTTTACTTTTTATGATAGCAATTATATGTTTGTAGAAACAGTAAAAAGTTATGATGGATATTGTATTGTTCCATACAATGCAAAGTATGTAAGACAAAATCTACAATCAAAGCCAACCTTTGACATTGATGTAAATGAATATTTTATAGGTTATACAAAAGATTTAGTTAAATATATCGACAATGTTAATAATGAAGTTTTTGGGGAAAAAGTACAAATGTTCATCAATAAAATAGCAATAAAAGGGAATGTTGACTCAAATACAGGAGTAATAGCAAATACAACAGATAACAGTAGGCAATCTACTGATTTTTTAGAGATAGGCAATACTAAAAAGGTATATAGTAACTTAATTGAACTGCAAGGATTATCAACTCAAAAATTTATGTTTTATGATGTAAATAAAATATTTTTAAAAACCGAAACAGTAAATACAAAATATTGTACTGTTCCAAATGGTGCAATATATGTAAGACAAAATGTTAACGCACCTACTTTACCAAAAGTTGCCTATGTAAATAAAGTTGAAATTTATTATTTATCACCTAATTTAAAAGAAAAAATAGAAAAAATAGAGAACAATATTATTGATTTTTCTATTGAGAACTATGATTCAGAATGGGAGAAACTAGCTGAGAAAAATACTTTTTATGTAAATGATTTTTCAAATAGTAGTTTAACTGATAGTCAAATAATTAAAAAATGTTTTGAATTTGCAAAAATATTTGAATATAAAAAAATAATATTCGATACAAAGCAATGGAATATAGATGGAGCTATTTTAGTACCTAAAAATACTTATATTCAGATAGATGGTGTAGTTATAAAGCAAAAGGATAATACATTTGATAATGTTTTTAGAGGAGATAATTTAATAATAGATGCTAGTAATCCTAATGGCTATCCTACTTCTATTTTAGAATTTGAAAATTTAAAAATAGAATTGATTAATGGTGCTAAAATTGAAGGGCAAGATAATAATCCAACTATGACACATCCGATATTAAATGAAGTACAAACTATGGTAGGTGATTACTATGGTTGGAGAACGTTACAAATATGTTTTTCAAAAATTAAAAACTTTGAAATATGTGGAGGAAGTTTTACAAAAACAAGATGTTGGGCTATGAGTTTCGATAAATGTTCTAATTTCAAAGTACATGATATTGATATAACTTCAAATGTGAAAAATGGTGATGGTGTAGATGTGAGATTTGGTTGCCATGATTTCGAGGTTTACAATATAACTGGTTCAACATCTGACGATAGTGTTGCTATGACAACTATTAGTTATTTCCCAGGTGGGAATTATATCTATCCACTAGAGCCAAGTGCTTTTGAAAACTCAAGCTTAGATAAAAAAATGTTGGATATTTATAATGGTAGTGTTTATAATATAACAACTGTTGGGCAACACCATGGTGTTATCTGTTTAGCTAACAATGGGCAACAGGTTTATAACGTAAGTATAAGCAGAGTTAAAGAACCTACTAATTCAAGCAGAGAAAGTTTAGTTAAAATTTATGCAGGATATGGAAGTGGGTATGTAGAAAATGATATTCACTCAATAAGGATAAATGATGTTGTTTCAAAAGGTGCTACTTATGCTATACAAACTCAAAACGCCATAATAAGTGATGTATGGTTTAATAAAATTAAACAAGAAAAAGTAGGCGGTTCTGTAAGCAACATACATGATATGACTGGTATAACCATAACTAACGCAAGTTAAGTATAGATTTTAATGTTAGATTATGGTAGTATATCACTTAAAAGGGGTGTTTAAATTGGGAAAACCGAGAAATAAAACAATAGACGTTTTACGTGGAATAGCTACTATTAGTGTGCTTGCTGGTCATGCTATTCAAAGAGGTATGGTAACAGGATATGAAGAGAATATAATATTTAAAATTATATACACATACCATATGCCATTATTTATGTTATTAGCTGGATATACTTTATATTTAAGTAATCCTAAATATGATGTTAAATTTTTATTAGAAAAGATTAAAAGGCTAATAATACCAACTGTTATATTTAGTTATTTATTATACTTTATAAAAGACTTGAATTTTACAGGGTTACAGCCATTTGTGAAGTTTCCAAATGGGATAATGGAATATACTAAGAAGTTAATAGTAAATCCAGATTTCTTAATATGGTTTCTATATGTAGTGTTTGTATGTACATTTATATTTTATATTGGGAAAAATCTATTTAATAGATATCTACCAATATATTTATTAGCTGTTACAGTAATTATTATGATTTTACCATTCGGATTTTTAGGATTATGGAGAGTAAAATTACACTTACCTATATTTATAGTTGGATATTGTATAGCTATGTATAAAGATATCTTTTTTAAGTATTTAAAATATGCATTGATACCATCTATTATTTTCTATATTTTCATGTTTGATAAGTGGAGTTTTTCAAGTTCTAAATTATATCAATGGTTAATAGCTTTTGCAGGAATAACAATAATTTATTATCTAGTTAAAGTAGTAAGAATTAAAGCATTAGATAATTCTTTTGCTTTCTTTGGTAAGTATTCATTAGGAATATATTTATGGCAATGTGTATGCTTGAATATAGGAATAGGGGAAGATGCTATTAGGGTTATAAGTATATTTATTACAGCGACTGCAATATCTACATTATTAGCCTATTTGACAAATAAAAACAAATATAGTAGAGCTGTATTCTATGGTAGTTTTAAGTGGATACCAAAAGCCTATAAAGCAAATAAAAAAGCTTTAGAATTATAAAGGTACCTAATGCGTAACCGATTTAAATTGCGAACTAAATAATAAATAAAAATCTTTAAAAGGACTTAGAAATAGGTTCTTTTTTTATTAAAAAGAAAGAGGTGGAGTATGGAAAAGGGGAATGTATTAAAAACAATAGTTGCAACTTTAGGTACAGGCTTAACTTGGTTATTTGGAACTTGGGATACTGCTTTAATGGTATTAGTAGGGTTTATAGCCTTAGATTACTGTACAGGCTTATTAAGAGCTTGTATTAACAAGGAGGTATCTAGTTCCACAGGTGCTAAAGGGATAGCCAAAAAAGCTGTTATATTTATAGTTCTAATAGTAGCAGTTTTACTGGATAGACTTATAAATAGTGGTAACTGGATATTTAGAACTTTGGTAGCTTATTTTTACATAGCTAATGAAGGAATAAGTTTATTGGAGAATTGTGCAGGACTCGGGTTACCTATTCCTGATAAACTAAGAGAAGCTTTAGCACAGTTAAAAGAAGGCGAAAAGAAGGAAATTAAGGAGCAGGAGTAATCCTGTTCTTTTTGTTACTAAAATTATAAAAACATTGGAGGTAATATTATGTTACAAATTAATAAAAAAATAAGTCGATTTAACCATTATGACTATAATAATCCTAAATTCTTAGTAATCCATTATGTAGGGGCTCAAAGTTCTACAGCAGAGAATAATGCAACTTACTTTGCAGGAGGGGATAGACAAGCTTCTGCTCACTATTTTGTGGATGACAATTCTATATGGCAAAGTGTAGAGGATTTAAACGGAGCTTGGAGCGTTGGAAATACAAGAACAGAAGTTAATAACCAAAATTCTATAAATATAGAAATGTGTTGTTTAGGGGCTAATTTATTAGTTACAGAAAAGACAGAGGGAAATACTATAGAGTTAGCAGCATACTTAATGAAAAAATATAACATTCCATTAAGTAATTTAAGAACACATTTTGAAGTTAGTGGATCTAGTAAGGTTTGTCCAAACTGGAATAGTAATAATTGGAGTAGATATAATAACTTTAAAACTAAATTAAATAAAAGTTTAACAGTAGAAACTACAAATACAGTAGTTAAAACAGATACTGTTATATATAGAGTTAAATTAGCTAATGGAGAGCAGATAGCAGCATTTAAAAACTTAGATAGTGCAAAGACATTAGCTAAGATTAATAAGTGTAATGTTTATAGTAGCTTAGATAATTCTGTAGTTGTTTCTTATGTAAGCAATCCAGGAGTTGCAATTAAAACTATTAATTATAGAGTTAAAAGAAAGAATGGAGAACAACTAGGAGCCTTTAATTCTTTAGATAATGCAGATGCTTTAGCTAAGAAAGAGAAGGCTATAATCTATAATGATAGTGGGAATATAGTTAAGTCTTACATTCCAGAATCAGGACTAGGATATTTAAATCTTAAACCACATATGAATAGTTGGAGAGTATATGCAGTAGATGGACCATATACATCAAATAAAGCTATAACAAGCTTGGCACCTTCAACGTATGGTGGATTAAGCTATAAGATTTATGAAAAGAAAGCTACAGATGTATATAAAATAAAAACTGAAATGTATGGATATGTTGCTATATATGCGCCGAAAGATAATGACAGTATCATAACAGAAAATCCAATATATTAATTTTTAAGGCTAGTGAGGGTAATTCCTTTCTAGCCTTTATTTTTTTGTTTAAATTTCGGAAAAAAGTAGTAACTTTTCGGAAAACATACATATAATACATTATAAAAAGTTTTTAAGGGGTTATAAAAATGAAAGATTTAGTTAATAATTTATACAACTGTAATACTAGAGAAGAAGCAGAAGAAATGCTATTAGGATATAAAAGAAAAGAATTATTAGAAATAGGAAAAGAACTAAGTTTAAGTTATCTTCAGCTTAAGAAAAATAAAAAGGAATTAATTGAACATATTGTTAACTCTACAACTGGAAGTAGATTAAGAACAGAGGCAATAGCAACAATAGATTTAGGCAGGGTGTGGAATGGCTAGAAAGATAACTGTTAGCTTTAAAGAAACTGAAAAAGACTTAGAATTATTTAACTATTACAACAACATGGAAGATAAATCAACAGAAATAAAAGATAGACTTAGAAAAAATATGATTGATGAAAAAATGGAAAAGATTTTAAAAGAATTGGGACCAAAAATAGATATATAAAATAAAACTTATGTTAGAATTAATACGAAGGGAGTTGAGTGTTTATGGAATTTTTAGGGGACCCACCTTTTGGTGTTGTAGTAGACCCACCATATGGGTTTAAAGTAGATCCTCCATTTGGTATATTTATTGGATAATAAATAAGCTTAGCGTTGCTAGGCTTATACATAATAGTAACAAATAAACACTTAATTCTATTCTAATAAAACTTTTACTTTTCATATAATCACCTCGTTAATATTATTGACAATTTATGTTAATCTATACTTAGATGCCGATTTTATTGTTAAGGTAACTATTATAATAAATTGATTAAATAAGGTAGCGTATTAGATAATTCTAGTTTGCTATCTTTTATTTTTATAGTAAAATTTAACAAAACTATTGACGTTACTATAACGTTACTATATAATAAAATCATACAAACTTTTTATAAGAAAGGATAATCAAATGACTAATAAAAATATATCTTTTGAGCCTAGAAGATTGAATGTAATATACTCAAAATCAAAATCAGGAAGTATAAGCACTAAACTATCTATTCCTATAACTTGGCTTAAGGAACTAGGTGTTACTGAAGAAAATAGAGAAGTAATTTTAATAAAAGAAGGTGATAAATTAATAATAAAGAAAGATTAAAGTGACTAAAAATAAAATATGAATTGATTAAATTAGGAGGTTTTATGAGTAACTATAAAATAATTAAGAAATTAACACATAAGGAATTAGCAGAAAAATTTATAAAATTAAATACAGGAGTTAAGGTAGTAGAATGGAAACCATTAATAGGGGATGATAGCAGTGTATATGCTAATCCTAATCAACCAACTATTAGAGTTGATTTAGAAGATGGTGGATGGCTTAGAGTTTATGTAGATAAAGATTGTAACGAAATAAATTGGTATTAATGATAAAGGATAACAAATATATAGAGAAGATTATCATAATGTATTAAAAATAAGTTAGGAGGGTTGAGAATGGAAACAGATGTATATAACAAGGAATTAATTAGGTTTAAAGAGTTGTATAAAGAAGAAATTAAAGAAAATAGAGGGCTATATATGACTGAAATGGAGCGAATTTTTAAGATACCTATGATTAATGATGAAGAGTTTAACAATAAAAATAAAGAAGTAATAAAACTATATAGAAATTTTGCGAATTGGCTTTTTGATTAATATTAAATAATACACTATTAAAATATAAGTAAGGAGAAAATATAATGTTATACAACCAAATAGGTATTTTTGATTGTTTGGAAGAAAAGAAAGATACAGAAATAACTAAAGAGCAGCAGGAAACAATAGATAAAATTATATATAAAAATATAAATTGTGAAGTGGTTGTATATAAAAGTGGAGTTGTTGGAGTAATTGCAGACTATGATCCTAAAATAATAGTCCCTCAAGGTGATACCGAAAAACAATTCAAACCGAAGTGGACAAGAAAGACATATTTTGTTTATAGAGAAGGAAATATAGTTGCAATAGCAGTCGGAGAAGTAAGATAATAATTAAAAAGGAAAAACTATTAAATAAAAAAGGCAGAGCATAAGCTCCACCAGTCGCAAGGTAATTATAGCTTATGTTCTGCTTAAAATCAACAAGGGGATGAATAAAGTGGAATATAATTTTAGAGACTGCAGCAATGAAGTTGCAGTAAAATTATTAGGGAAAATAACATTAGAATTACCACAATTAGAGGTGGATTTATCAAAACAGTTGGATATAAAAAGAATTATTGATGAAGTACTTTATCAATATCAAATAAATTCTAAAGAAACTGCTTTAGTGGTTTCAGATTTAGATGCTAAGATTAATTATTTTTTAGCAACTAAGAAATTAGAAGGACTATCTAAGAAGACTATACAAAATTATAAATATAAGCTAGATAAGTTAGCTATATATTTTAATAAACCTATAAGTACTATAACTAGTGCGGATATAAAAATGTTTATGTATGTAAATTCAGAAGGAAAACAAGAAAATAGTCTTAATACATTTATGACACCTATAAAACTATTTTTTTCTTGGTGCCAAAACGAAGAATTTATAATAAAGAATCCATGTGCTAGTTTAAAGCCTGTTAAAGAGCCTAAGAGGTTAAGAAAGCCTTTAAATGAAGAACAGGTAGAAATATTAAGGGATAGTTTAACAACGCTTAGAGAGAAGGCCTTGTTTGAATTTATGATATCTACAGGATGTAGATTGAATGAAGTTTGTAATGTGAAAATATCTGATCTAAACTTAAATAGCAAAACTTTACTTGTAATAGGTAAGGGCGATAAAGAAAGAAGAGTATACTTTACAGAAAGATGTAAGAGAGCCTTAATAAATTATATTAATTATAGAAAAGATAATAATATGTATTTATTTGTTTCTCAAAGGGCTCCGAACAGAAAGTTAGGGGATAGAGCTGTACAAAGTATAGTTAAGAAAATGAAAATAAAGTCGGGATTGGATATAAAATTACATCCACACATTTTCAGACATACATTTGCAACTAATGCTTTAAATGCAGGTATGAGATTAGAAATAGTACAAGCTATTTTAGGGCATGAAGATGCAGCTACTACACAAATATATGCTAAACTTCAAAGTAGCAATATAGAGCATTCTTATAGACAATTAATAAGTTAATAATATTTCTAAGGAAGTAATTTCAAATTACTTCCTTTTTTTATTTGGCGAAAATAACTTATAAAATTACTCACAAATACGCATTTTTAAGCATATCTATATATTGTAAATTAAAAATAAGGAGTTTTGCGCATGAAAAAGTCTATAAAACCTATAAATCTAAGTTTTAAGCAAACAGAAGAAGATAAAGAATTATATGATTGGATTTATGGCCATTCTAATGTTAGTGGATTTATTAAAGATATCTTAAGAGAAAAAATGAAATATGAAAAATTAAAAATGAATTAAAAAGGAGTTTGTATTAATTATGGCTAGATACACAATTGATTCTGCGATGAAGAATTATAATATAAAAAATAATAATATTAAAGATTTAGAATGTAAACTTTTAGAAAAAGAAGATTTTATAGGTATAATTACCTATTATGAATTTGATTTTAAAACAGTCGATAATATGATTATTTATACTGATAGAAAGTCATTTGAACAGGAAAAAGATAATTGCTTAGAAATAGATTATCCTTTCAAGCATAGCTTAATTCAGGATAAATGTCAGCAAAGAGAAAGGAATTTTTATGAATAATAGCAAAAAAAAATTGATTAGTGAAATTAAAACCAAGTTTTATATAGAAGATATTTTAGAAGTATATGACATTCCTAAAAAGAAAATTATAAAAAAGTATAAAGAAAAAAGAAGGAATAAAGATATCGGAAGTTATGCCTTAGAGTATGTAGAAAACATGATAAAAAAAGATTGTGATTTCTTAGCAAGGATAGATTTTATATATAACGCTACAAATGGAGGTGATGGAATAGGCGAAATAGCATATTACACTAGCCGAAAAGAATATAATGAAGAAATTTATGAGAGTTATGACTGTGGAAGACCAATTTCATGTAAAGTAATAAAAAATAAAGGAAAAGACCTTGGGATTGAATTAGAAAGGATTTTCTAATCTAAAATATAGGAGGTATGTTATGAATTTTATAAAAATAACCAAAAATAAAATTGAGTTGAAAAAACTTAAAGAAGAAGAAATGTATTTAGAAGGAGTTTTAATAAATAGATCTGAAGCTATAGCAGCAGTTGGTGATGATTATATAGAAGAAGAATATGAAGAAGTTAGTAAAAGATATTCAGAGGTTATAGATAGAATGGAAGAATTAAGAGCAATTAGTAAGAGAAGGTTTTTTAAATGATTTTTAAAATAACTTATAAATATGATAGGATTCCAAAAGAATTTTATTTTGAAACACAATTAACTTTTAAGAAAGTTGAGGAATTAATAGAAAAATGGAATTGCTATGCATATAACATAGATATTAATTTTTGCTTTAATTCTGAAAATATGTCAGTAATTTTAAACACTTATAACGAAATAAATTTTTATAAATCTAACGACTTAAATCCTTATGATATTTTGGATGTAGACTTATTTTCTTATGAAGACGGGTGCGAAATTTTTGATTTGAATTTTGATGAAGAAGATAATCTTAGAAAAATTCTTATAAATAAAATGATTAAAGATTTTTATATTAAAGATGCAGAGGTGATTTTATGATAGCCGAATTTGCTTTAATAAACTATTTTTTATATGGAGCGCTTGGTGCTTGTGGAATTGCTGCAGGATCTATGGCTTTAGGAAAAAATAAAGATAAAATAGGAAAACTAGCGAACAATGAATTAAAAGATTTTAAGGAATTAAATTCTATGGTTGGAGAAGAAGGCCTTAATATTTCTAAAAATATAAGATTAAAAGAAAAAAATGATTATGAAGGAATATGTTTAATCGGACCTACAGGAGCCTATAAAACTTCTACTTTATTCATGAATAATCTACTAGAGAATAAGATTAGAGGTAGTTATGTAGTTACGGACCCGAAAGGAGAATTGTTTGAGAAAACAAGCGGATACCAAAAGAACGTATGTAATAGAAAAGTTTATAAAATAGATTTAATTAAACCTGATTATTCAGAAAAATATAACCTTTTAGAGAATTGTAAGAACACAGAAGAAGTTCTTCAACTAGCAAGTAGCTTATTAATTAACGGAGCGTTGTCTATTGAATTAATGACAGGGAAAAAGGCTGGAGGTGTTGAATGGATACAAATGAGCGAACCACTTTTTTCAAGCCTTTTACTATATGTTAAAGATTTGAAAAAGCCTTATAATACAGTAGAATTTGCACTAAACCTACTAATAACATTAAGTTCTGAAAATTTAGAATCTATTATAACAGGAAGTGGAAATTTAGATGCAGTAACTCAATATAATATTTTCAAACAAGTTGGTGGAGCAGATAGGACGGAAGGAAGTATTAAAATAACGTTAACTACTAATACTAAACTTTTTACGGATAGAAATGTAAATAAAATAAATTCAAATACTACATTTGATATAGAAAGTTTTAGAAAAAATGAAAGTATTCTATATATAACTTACCCTGAAAGAAAAAGTAGCTATCTAGCACCCTTCATAGCTCCATTATTTAGCCAAATAATAGATAAGTTGCTAGATAACTACAATGATAAAAGCCTACCTATACACTTACTATTTGATGAGTTTGGGAATATAGGTATGCTGAATAATATGAGTGTAAATGCATCAACTGTAAGAAGTAGAAAAATAAGTTTAATTACTTGTCTACAAAGTATATCCCAACTCCACCAAGTTTATGGAGAAAAGAATGCTAAATCTATACTAAATAATTTAAAAACTAAACTCATTTTGCCAGGGATAAGTGATACAGATACACTTAATTACATTTCTAATTTATGCGGAAATGGTGAAATTAAGACTAAGAATATTAGTGTTAATGGTTCTAAGCAAAGTTATAGTGTAAGCCAGACTAAGCGTAGACTGTTCGAAGATGGAGAATTAAGGACTTTAGAGGACAGGGATATATTAATTATAGCTAATAATAAAATGCCAGTAGTAGATGAAATTGAGCCTTATTTCGAAGGGGATAGAATTAATAAAGTAAGTGATTCTGTAATATATAAAAAGTCAGAAAATCTTTATTATGATATATCTAAAGAAATAGAAAGATTAAAGAGTAGCAATGAAAAAGAGGTAGATCTAGAAGATGAATTCGAGGGAATCGGAACTGATAGCAGAGCAACAGCAATCGCAAGAAAGATTTTTACTAGATAAGTATAATAAAAAATATACAGGGTATGGTGGACAAACTTATTTTACTGTTTTTAGAGTTGGAGACAAATTTAAACATGATCCTAATTCTAAATATTTTAAAGTAGAAGGAATTAAAGGATTAGAAAGACATATTAACAGAATAGGGGATATTAAAAATGTAGATAAGAATAGAAGCCACTTAAATAGAATCCTTATAGGTACAGAGAAAATGGAAGAAGATGTACTAGCTTATTTAGAAGGAGTTAAGAAAAGGTCAAATTCAGTATTAGCTAGAGAAGTAATTTTATCAGGTGGAAATGGTTTTTGGAATAGAATGTTGCCACAGGACCAGGAGAAGTGGATACAACAAAACATTAAATTCTTAAAGGATAACTTTGGAGATAATTGTGTCCATGCAGTTCTTCATTTAGATGAAACTACACCTCATATTCACGCAATGATAGTTCCTGTTTTTGAAAATAAAAAAGGACTTCCGGTGCTTAATAATTCATTCTATTTTGATGGAAAAGAAAAGTTAGCAAAATGGCAAGATAAATACACGGATTCTATGCAAGAAAAGTTCAACTTTTTTATTAGAGGTATTAGAGGTTCTAAAGCTACTCATGTAGACTTAAAAGTTTTCCATGCATTAGTAAAGGAAAACTTAGAATTATTAAGTAGCGAATCTATATTAGCACACGCAAAAGAAAACTTTATAAATAAAAAGAAGGTCCAGGAGCTACAAGAAACTTTAAAAGATAATAAAGAAGTTAAGAAATTAGCTAAAGAATTAATTAAAAAAAATAAAGAAATAAATAAAGAAAATAAAATATTTGAATATGTTATAAGGGAATTAGCAGAAAAATATAATATTCCTGAAAAAGAAGTTTTTAAAATTATAAAAAATAAAGAAAATCAAGATATTCAAAATAAATATAATCAAAGAGAGAGATAGTTATATCTCTCTTTTTTATTTTAAATAATTAAAGCATATAAAAGCTATTGCAAAAAGTTGTATTAAATAATCTTCTCCACTTCTAGTTTTCAATTTAGCAAAATACCACCTATGTCTATTTAAAGGATAAAGGTAAGGAACTCCTGTAACAGTAAGAGAATCTAAAAATATGTGTGATAGATAAGATATAAACCATACTACAGCTATTTTAGAATCGAACATATATATAAAACCTGATGTTAAAAACAAAGCTAAAAATGAATGACTAACACCTCTATGAACCATACCTAAATAGAAATCCCAGTCAGGAGCAGTCGCTCCGATAAGTCCTAAAACACTTATAGGATTAGCTAGTATTAAAGGAACTGTTATAGCTATAGCTACAGCATTATGTGTTCTTTTCATCATACGAATCACTTCCTTTTAGCTTTATATTATCCTTTAAAAGTGGTTTTTATACTTAAAATATTGAATTTTGACACTTTTATATGTAAATCGAATATGTCAATCAAAAAGTAGGTTTTAATAGGTAGCATTTACATAATGCCACAAAACCGTAGTAAGTACGTCTTTTTAACGTACTTAGTTAACATATTTCCTTTCTTTTTTATTATGTATCTTATTTTTTTAATATAATCCCTTCCCTGTATAAACCTTTTCTTTGTGCCACCTTGTGTGGTCTAAAATTTTAAAAACTTATAAAACTCTAAAGGAAATAGAATTGTATAGTTTCGAGGGAAGTAAAGAAGGTCGCTCCTTCTTTATAGCGACTTTAGGAGCGTAGCCTTTTTTGTTGCTTCGCTTCGCTTTACAGGAGCCACCTCCTGCACCTCCAGGAATCTATAAAGTAATTTTCTCTCTAAAGTTAATCAGCTTTTTAAATTTCAGAGCACACAAGGTGCTATAAAGTAGAAGTTTTTAGATGGAAAGTGTCAAAACTCAGAAGTATTGTTTACTTAATTACACAATTATTACACAACTATTTTTTATTTTTCTAAAAAATATTGTTGCAATTACACAATGATTGTGTATAATGGTATTATAAACCAAATAAATAATAATAAATAAAAGAGGGGTTAACGAAATGAAAATAGGTATTGATGTTGGATACGCAAATACAAAGGTTGTTACTAAAACTGGAAGGGATATATTCTTATCTACTGTAGAAGAAGGAATAAATGATATTAATAAGAGTACAAAAGTTACTTATAAAGGGGTTAACTATACTGTAGGAGAAAAGACAGGAAAAGTTAGTGTAGATCTTAATAAGATAAACGACAGCACATTTGAAATATGCCTTTTTACTGCTATAGCAAAGGCAATGAAGAATAAATCTGTTGAAGATATAGAGCTTGTTACGGGATTACCTATTGAGTATTATAAAACTCAAAGAGAAGCTCTGAAAAAAAGTTTAGAAGGCAAAGTCGTTGATATAGTGTTAAACGGTTCTCCTAAGCGTTTTAAAATTAAGAAAGTAATAATCTTCCCTCAAAGCGCTGGATTGTTTGTAGTAACGCCTGAAAGGTTTGTAGGCGATAATATTATAGTGGACATCGGAGGCTTTACAATAGATGTAAGTTTATTTAATGACTTTAAGTTAGTTAGGAGTGCCACTTATGAATTAGGTATGCTTAAACTATACGATAAATTAGTACAAGCTATTAAATCTAAGTATTCAGTTTCCTATGATTTATTAAAAGCTGAAGAAATAATAAAATCAAAAACTATAATAGTAGATGGAAAGAAAATTGATATTGAAGATCTAGTTAATTTAACATTAAAAAACCATTCTGAAATAATTATGATGAATGTTAAAAATGCCTTTAAAGAATATAATACAAGTAACAGAATCTTTATAGGTGGAGGTGCTTGTATCCTTAAAGATTATCTAGATGAAGAAGTTAAGGAAGAAGATATATTTGCAAATGCAGAAGCTTTCTTTAAGATAGGAGTAGATAAGTTTGAAGATTAGAAAAAACATTTGTTTAGATCAAGAGGTTATAGACCTAGCAACAGAAAAAGCTAAAGAATTAGGTCTTAGTTTTAGTTCTTATTTAACTCTTTTAATTAATCAAGATAGTAAAGATGTAGTTATGATTAAATCGCAAGCAGAAAAAGTTGTTGAAGTTAAAAATGATAAAGTTATTAGTGCAATAGATGATGTCATGAATTTTACTTTCTAGATAAAAAAAGAGTGCAATTTGTATATTTTTAGTATAAAATTAAATAAAAGAAAAAAGAGAGTGCTGCAACACTCTCTTTAATCTAACTATTTAAGTTAAGATATTCTCTTTAATCGATAAAAAGATTATATCTTACTTAAAATAAAAAATCAATAGAGAAATTTAAGTAAGGTAGGTAAGAAAATGAAATATGAAGAATTGGAATCCAGTATTAGTGTAATTGATGGTAGTGTACAGGAAAAATTTACGATGGTTCAAAACTCTTTTATACTTAATCCGGAATATACTCCGAATGAAAAAATTATCTTTATAGCTTTGTTGGCTTATGCTTTTAGAAAAGGTTCTTCATTTCCAGGACAAGAAAGATTAGCAACGGAGTTAAAACTAAGTCGGACAACTATAAATCAAACAATGAAGAAATTAGAAGAAAAAGGAGCTTTCTTTAAAGTTCCACAATATAAAGAGAGTAATAGAAGAATATCAAATATGTATTTTCTAGCTAATATCGATGAAAAAGGTTTTTTTGATAAATTAAGTTTATATAAATATAAAGAGCTTATTAAGGATGGTAAAATAATAGTAAGAGGGAAGTAATAAAATACTTCTCTTTTTTTCTGTCTTTTTGGATGGAAAGGGAGCTTCTTGTTCCTATTCTTCTTATTATTTATTAATATTATTAGTATTAATATTATTACTGTTTAAAATCTGAACATACCTATGTTTAAAATCTGAACATACCTATGTTTAAAA